TAAAGGTATTAGTGGCAATATATCAACTGATAATTTATTTATATATATTCAAAAAACATCATTGATTGAATCTATTTATCACGATATTGGTGTTCGGGGAGGTAGTTGGGACTTGTATAGTAAAATAGTGGAGAGTAATTTTATAAAGTTATTAGATCCTGATAGATTTGATGTAAACACATATTGTATTATACTTTCACGATTTATAAACTTTTATATAACAAAATGCCCACATAAATTCGAGGATCCTATTCCATTGAATGATACGTGGTATTTCGCGAAAAAGAGTAAAAATTCACTCATATAATCAAAAAATTATGAGCTTATTAAATAAAGATTTTAAAACCGATATATCATCTCGATTATGTGGTATTGGGGAGGAATGTTCTCAATATTTTAAATCTGCAAGTGAATTTAGTTTAGATGTGAATGATAATTCGTTAATATTAAACCTTAATGAATTGTTTTGTGATGTACATATTGAGTTGAGTGATTTAAATTATATTCGTAGTAAATTTTCTTTTTTGACTCATTTATATGTTAATTCAGTTTTGAGTATATCAAATGAAAATGTAAATAATTTCATAGGTACACCTTTCCATATCCAGACGGATAAATCAATTAATATTATGAATTATAGTTCATATGATCATGATTTGAATCTATCAAATATTAGTTTCGAAAGCACAAAATTTGGTGTAGAATGTTCAGGTAAAAATATTAAAAATATTAAATTGATAACCAATGAAATAGTTATACCATTTGAAAATGATATAAATCAAATACGTTGTATTAGTGGAGATATAAAAACTAATATAATTACATTTTATCCTGTGCTATTCCAACCATCAGATTCATTGTTTATATTAAATAGTATATCAAACATATCTGAACTACTATCAATGTTATTCAAGCTCTTATTTGAACCCGGATATGGCATTATGCGGGATGATCTTACATCATATGAACATATCAATCCAATTAAATTATTGGGTATAGAACACTATAACGCAACAGCTTATAATTTTATATTTAATCGTAAAGCTCTATCATTCACTAAAAAATTACAGATGCCACAGGTGAAAAATTATATCAAAATGGCCGATGGTTGGTATGTAGTATTTGCTGAGTTAAGATAAAACTTTGTATGTATGGGATAGGTCACAATGACTTATCCTTTATTTTTGCTCTAACATAGTTTAATTGCGTTATATGCGATTCAAATACATGTTCCTTACATCTTATAAGGTCGAGATGAGATCTCTTGTTATAGCGCATTAAAATAATCTAAACATTTTTCCATTTGGCATCAACTTCGTTATGATACACATGAAGCGGCATCAACTTCGTTATGATATATAAAAAATATTTATATGAGTTTATTAGATAGATTAAATAAGGCATCATCTCAATCAGTTATTACAGATATCATAGAGGAAATAAAAAAGACTCTGGAAGATAATGGCTACATACATGATATTGAATTTAACAATGGTACATTAACAATCACGGGCAATCCTCGCAGAATGAGACCCAGTATTTCTTTTTATACCTGGATGCATGATCTTACAGTGTTTACTAATGAGCAATATAGTAAATATATAAAACAAATTCAAATCAAAGGAGTATTTATATTTTATGCTGATGAGCATTTCCAATTTAATCCCAACATAAAAATTATTGCAGATAATATATTTTTCCGATCTGATTCGCGCAAGGTAGTAAAAATAGAAGGCTTAAATTGTAAATGTAATAAAATTGAGGTATTAGACGCCCCGATTCGCATCGCAAATAGTTATATTGAATGTGAGAAATTGCTCACAAAAAATGATCGGAATATTTTACCAAGTACTATTAAAAAATATATTAAATAAGGATTTCATATATACGGGATAGGCTGCAATGGCTTATCCTTTTTTGCTCATTTATGATACACACGAGGTGATCAACTCCGTTATGATACACACAAAGTGGCATCAACTTTGTTATTTACTTCGTTATTTTCGATCTAAAGCGATCAAATATATATCCCTTGTAGTTTATTAAGGCATATCAAAAATCTCTTGTCAGATCAAAAAAATGGCTAAACATTTTTATGTTTGATGTGATATATACAAAAAGATATTTATATATGGGACTTTTAGATAAAAATTTCAAATCAGATATATCTTCAAATGATGAAATGATAAAAGAAGAGTATGGTAAATACTTTTCTAATAAGGGGGAGCATGATTTAAAAGTAAAGAATGATTCGTTGATATTTACTGCCAAAGATCCAGGTAGAACATTACGCACCAATTTATCATTTTTAATGGATATGCAAAAGGAATCTCCATTCTTATCTAAATTTCAAACTAATTCAAATTTACATATAATATCGATTAGTAAATATGCAGATAAACAATTTAATACACCATTTAGTATCTGTTCAACCAAGCAAATTTTTACAACTTGTGATATATCGACTAATGACAATCCTGATCTATCAAATACAATTATAAAATGTGATAAATTAACAATATTTGCTATTTATTCAAGTGTCAAAAATATCACATTAAGAACAAGAATGATTCATGTATTTTTAGAGAGTAATATAAATCCCCTACATCAGATTAAAGGTGATATAAAAACAAATTCATTGGCTATAAGTTTTTCTGGTATAAATACCATGTATAAACGAAAAGGAATAGAGAAAATGTTAAGACGAATGTTTGGCAAATGGATCTCTGGTGAAATATATTTTAAACCAGAAGAATATGCCTTAATCGAGCAAATCAATCCTATTAAATCATTGAGATTAGAACATTACAACGCGATGAATTATCATTTTATAGGAAATGACCATATCTTAACGTTTACTAAAGACAAGAGTGTTAAAAATAGTATCGAAATGGCTGACGGGTGGTTTGCCGTACTCGATGATCCTATGTTCGTTCGTAGTTTAAATGATTAATTGTGTATGAGTATATTAAATAAATCCAATAAAATATCAAATGATTCAGCTATAACTGCTGCCGCAGATCGATTGGTTGAACTCTTTTGTGAACAATCCAAAATTCCAAATTGTTCATTTTCAAATGGTGTTTTTAATATATATGGTGGTGATTGGACTCATTTATATTTATCAACTGATAATTTAGAGCTAATTGTCAGCAAAGATTCTAATATGTCAAAATTAGTAGATATAAAAGAGATTCGAATTCATACTAATGCCAGTATTACCATTAAAAATGATATTAATTTTGATAAAAATATTGTTATTAGATCTCAATTTAATGTTCATTTGATAAATCCAAATAAAACAAATGTACTAAATGTATACAATCTAAATGTGGATTGTGATAGACTTTTACTTAGTAGTAGGTTTTATTTAAGAGATAGTATAATCAACACTTTTGGAATATGCGGATCTCATGAAAAATGTGCATTAGTGAATTGTGAGGTAAATTTGAAGGAACAAGTCTAAATATTTCTATATGTATAGTGATATAAATACATAAAAACATTTCAATATGTCACTATTAGATAGATCAAATAAAACATCAATCAGCTCAAGTATCGCGGAAGAAATAAAGAAGTCTCTTATGCAGAATATTTATATCTCCAACACGGAAATAGACGGTGAAACATTGGTACTCAATGGTGTAGAATTTTTAGGACGTAGCACTGTTTATTTTAATACGCGCAGGGATGATGTTAAAGTATTTAATAGTAAACATATAAAACAGGTCAAGATTGATGGTTCAATTGTATTTTATATTGATGATAATGACTTTGTTTTTAATCCAGATGTAACATTTATAGCTGATGAAATAATTTTTATGTCTAATGATAGATGCATAAGAAATGTGAAAAATTTACATTGTAAATGTCGTAATTTCAAAGTTGAAAAACGAAATATTCGCATTGCAGATGGCTATATTGAATGTGAAAGGACATATATTTGTCATTTGAAAAATATTTTACCAAGCACCACTAAAAAATATATTAAACAGAGCTAATAAAACCACAACAGATTCATCAATAAATGGTATATTAGATGATTTTTTCAGAGAAACACCATGTTTTAATATGTGGGATGATAAAATAAAACCGGAAAATTGTAACGTTATATGTCCATATGAATTATAAATTCCATTAGGTTATGATCATAAATTTTGAATTAAATATTAAAACAGACAAAACAAGATATACTGAAATCATCGAAAAAGATGTATCATCTAACTTAAGAAATTTTTGTTACGATTTTTGTTCAGATATATTGTCTCAAAAATTAAATGAAATAATCGAAAGTGTTGAATTAAATATCTTAGGATTGAATTTATCATTTGTTATATACTCTGATTTTTCATGTGAATATTTAGTTAATGGTGAAAAAGTAGATAATAAAAGTCTAATAAGAATATTCAATATAAATGCAGTAAAAACATTTTATAAATTCAAACAAGATGATTTTGAAAATGCTATTAAAAATATCTTGAAATATTTACATAAAAATTCAGTATCATTTCCATCAGATTCAAATATCGCTCAAATATATAAGGATGTTAATTATGCAAATGATACTATAGAATACAAAATTTCATTGATAAATAATTCTTTAATTAACTCAATTTATCATACTATCAGATTGGATTCAGATGACTATAAAGTAATTAAATCCAGAAATCTAATCAAAATAAAAACTATTGATAAGAAATCATATGATATGATCCTTGATTTGGATAAAATATATAAAGATTTAACTTATAAGTTGTATCTATATATCTAAAAAGTTTGTTATAACATTATTTATTTTCGATATAACGCGATCAAATGTATGTCCCTTGTAGTTATTAAGGCCGAGACGAGATCTCTTGTTATATCAAAAATATGATAACTTCGTACGATCGAAAATATCACATATATAAAAAGAAAGATATGGAAAAGAAAACTGAAACACAAGCTTTGATGGAGGCTCTTGAGCGAGAAGCACTGAGATCTAATAAGCCCAAGATTGATTGGGAGAAGCGCCGCTATGAAATAGCAAAAGATGTAATGAATGGGGTTTTATTCTCTCCAACCATGAATGAAGTTAGTCATGATTTGAACTTCGAAGATATTGCGGTATTTTCCGTGGGTTTCGCTGATGCACTAATCAAAGAATTAAAAAGAAATAGTTGACACTGGAATGATGACATGGATTTTTAATCGAAAATAAAAAAGGAGAGGCATTGCCCCTCCTTTTATTGTAAATCCAATATATTAAATTAGAGAATAAATCCGTCATTTGCATCAATCATGAAGCACAAATAACTCTGCTCTGGATGGAAGCCTGCGTCCACAATTGAGAATCGGCTGTTTACCAACAACTTAGGAGCCATAGTACCTTCCACAATAGTTTGAACAGTATCACAAAGGATATAAGGCATAAATACCACACCTGGAGTTTTACCATCAGACTTGCGTCCAACAAGTACACGTGTATCATCCCATGCCATATATGGGTCTACATATACTGACATACCTGCAACAGATCCTGCGAAGTAAATAGAACGAGAACCATCTTGAACTAAATCATTAGCCATTGGGTTTACAACGAAACCTGCACAATCTTGAAGAGCAGAAAGTATTTGAGTATTAGTAACGATCCATTGACCGCGACCCCAACGAGAAACGTTTGCAATCACGTTAGCAGCAGCCAAACAACGGCTCATGATACGACGTTGATGTGTGTAAACATTTTCAGCAGCTGTATTTTGAATTGCATTGCGAACAGGGCCCCAGTTGGTAGCAGCGTTAGAGTTATCAATACCAACGAAATTACCAGCAGCAGCGAAGTCAGACAAGTTCTTTGTGCTTGCAGCTCCAGCATTACCGAAGTAAAGGTTCAAGTCGATATTTTGATATTGCTTTTGAATCAACGCATTAGTTGTACCAAGTTTGAACAAACGATCCAAGATACGATTATTAATTGCTTGAGACAATTCATTTTGCATTGATTCTAATACCTTACCAACTACGTCAATACCATATAGAGGCATATCTTGTAATTGCTGGCGAGTAACTGTACCAGTAACTTCATATGATCCCATTTGAATCATCTTAGTGAAGAAACGAGCACCAATTGTATTACCAACGCCAGTTTCATTTTGTGCACGAGTCATTGGCTCATCAGAACCATTACCCTTACCATCACCGAAGAAATTAGAGAACTCTTGAACGTGATCAGCATAAGTAGCAACAAGATCAGCGTGAGGAGTAGGCAATTTCTTACCATTAACTGTTACTTCACCAGAGAAAACTTCAGCGATAGAAGCATAGTTAGTTTCATCTGTATCAAAATGTGCTTTAACTACTTTAACAACGATACCAGTATCAATACGACTCTTACCGATGTAAAGAGCATGCAATTTAGCTTTATTAGCTGCATTTTCAAATGTAAGTTTGTCACCAGACTTAAGTGTACTACCTTTATAGAAAGCACTCAAATTGTCTAATGTATCAGAAACTTTAATATAGATAGGTTTATTATCACCATCTGCACCCTTACCATCAAGAGAAGTTTCATTAATTCTACCTAACTTACCACCAGCATATGGGAAATCCATATATTGTAACATAGCCCAAGGACCAGTTGATGGAATAACAGGAACCAACTCCAAACCAATTGTTTGAGCAGCTACTTCCAAAGACATTGTTAGAGTAGACATAGGAATATCACCTGAACCAGCTACATAATTGTGAGCGTGGAAATCAGAACCAGTGTTACCAATACCACCACCATCAGTAGGGTTATTAAAACCATTACCCATTGGCATCATTGGATTACCCATACCAAGAGTGTTTAGAGGAGTAGCATAGATATTTGCAGAACCATGACCTGCATCGATACCTTCCTTAATTTCTTGAACTTGAGCCATCTTTGACATCCAAGCCAATTTCGCAGAATCCTTAACACCAAGTTCCTCAGAAATGATTTGAGCCCACTTGTTGTTATTTTGTTCAGTAATCATTTTCATATATATTTTCGTTTGATTTTATGAATTTATAATAGTTTTGAATTAAATCTAAAGTTAATTGATTGAAAATGAGAGGGTTACCCCTCTCATTTGTTTTATTTTGTACTAATTCCACCTGTACGATGGATAGTTAATGTTTGTACCATCTTTTCAGCACCGCGTGTTGGTTCAACTTCTACGTCTAATACAACCATCTCATTATCTATTACTTCTGGTGTGTTATTTTCGGAATCACACTTAGTGCGATAATCATATACACCACCATTAGCTTTTGCAAGACCTAAAATCACTTCAGCCTTAGCAGTAATGTTAGCACGTAGATCAGATGTGTTATTTTCCCATTGATAACCGCGTAACATCTTTTCAATTTCATCTTGCAAGTAGATAATCAATTCACGAACATGCAATTTAGACAATGCTGTACGAGGAGTTTGCTTAGCAGTTTGATTACCTTGAATAGAAGTACCATAACGAGGAACATAAGTAATTACATTTACTCCCAATGGTTCTAATACATCTGTATCGCTTCTATCGTAATTATAATCCGGACCAATTACTCCATCGTGCTTGATCAAACCATAATTTACACCGGCAACAATATTATATGCATGACGTTTCTTCAATTTCTCCATGAATAGATTAGAAACAAGTGCAGTAGAAGGTGCAATAAACTTAGTAGCTCCATCATCCATCTTTAATTGAGTATAGAATGCTGCCCATGCTGCACCTTGACCTTCTGTTGGAAGACTAATTCCACTCACAGGATTTGCAACTTCTTTCATATCGAAACCACCAGTATAAGATGAATGTCCGCAATGACGCATAACTGATTCGATAGATGGGAATGAAGTAATAAGTAATGCGTTATCCTTTTCTTTTACAATTTGAGATAGCACAGACTTCATGCCAATACCAGGATATGTTTGGAATGTATCTACCAAATAGTGATAATCTACATCCACATTATTGGATAATGCTTGTCTAATACCCTTGTAAGAAAGTGCTGCAAAAATATCAGCTTGTAGAGAAGGGCCAGATGCGTTTCGCGCAATAGAAGTATATTGATATCCGCGCATTGTTGTACCTACTACCTTACGAGTAACTGCAAAGTCTTCAGTACCATATTTATAATTAACGCGAGAATAATCTCCTAATTCAATACCTGTATTAGCATTTTTCTTTGCCTTTTCAAGTTCAATTAGTGCATTTTTATATGCTGCATCTTTTGTTGCAAGTTCTGTTTTGGCTCTTTCTAATGCAGTTTTCGCATCATCACCACCTTTCTTCAATGCATTTTCCGCGGTTTTAACTTGAGATAATGCAACATCTAATGCAACTTTTGCACCCTTTACAGTTGTTTCTTTATCACGGATTCCACCATCATTAGTTGGTTTAGTGCTCAAAATAGTTGTTCCAGAAAGAAGTGTTACCAAGAATTGTGCAGGAGTGAAAGTGTGATTTTCAGTTGTTCCGACCCAAACAGGATTAGAATGAACATGTGCACCACCATTCACAGTCAAACGAGTAAATGCAACATTACTTTCTTCATTTCCTGTGCTATATTCATCATTATCCGAGTAATATCCTGATACGTCTGAATCCAAATCAGCAGCTGCATCCAATTTACTTTCATCGATATTCATTAACATACCATGCATATCTGAATCAGCATTAAACGAATGATCAATAGAAACTACTGAACCTAATCCATCTCTGAATCCTGGGATAGTTATACCAACATATGATGATACGTAATTAGAAGTATTTACGCTCGCCATATCGGGTAATGGATCAGCATATTCACCATATGAATTAACGTAATTAGGATTAGTATATACTTTTCCATCTTCATCTACTACACAGAAAGGCATCCATGATAACTCACGTTCATTATCACTTGATGGATTTTGAACATTTGTACCAATCTTTTCTTGCCACTTATCAACAGGATAGATCTTATATACACCATTTTCATATGCACGAACTTCTTTCATGATAGGACGATTAGTACCATCATAACACTTAATATCTCCTACCTGATGATCATTATCTGCAACTTCATATACTTCATATGTAAATTGTACAGGAAGACATGAACCTAATGATCCAGTATAATCAAATAGTGATTTTTTTGCAAGGTCTCCGCGGAATACATAGATTTCCATGAAGAACTCATCCAAATAATGATCCTTCAAATATTCCATATAAGGAGGCATTACAACAGATGGATTAGCTGCATACCAGTCACTAACTTTAACATGCCAGTTATTTGGAATAGTTGGTCTCATGAAAATAGTACAATCGTCTCTATTGTCACTCACGCGAGCAATACGAATAAGGTCATGTGCACCATTTGCTCCTGTATTAGAACCCATCTTGATATCGTGTAGACGTTCTGGATCTACGTGCCAAAATCTATTAGTATCATAAATAGTTGAAAGGAGAACATCGCGTTGGCCTCGAGATGATGGTGCGATTTGTGCTTCCTCTACAAGGTGTAATACTTGTTTTGAAGTACCTTTATCGACAACACCGATTAATTCATTGGCATTAAAACCTATAATATTTGCCTTTTCCTGCTTTCCATGAAGGTTGAAAGGCTTCAAATTTAGAGCAAGGATTGGACCTGCCTCAAGTGCTTGAAGACAAAGTCTATGGAAGAAAATACCCTTTCTTTCCATTCGGCGAGATATACCACCGAAGTAATTGATAAACTCTTGAGGAGTCTCCACATATACTAATGTATTAAATGGGCCCTTTTCAGAGTAACCAACGAAGCAACGGATAGAATCGCGCTCCTCAACAGGTACCTGACTCTTGTCAAATACATATCTATAAACACCAGCACTTTTGATGTTTGAGAGGTAAATTGGTAAGCTCATATTTTTTATAACTTAGTTTTTTCTTTATGTAGATATAATAATTATTATGTGTATTTCAAATTTAATTCATTGATTTACACTATCTTAGGCATCATGAAAAAATCATTTGCTTGATTTTTCTCGGCCCATTCTTCAATCTTAGTAATTTCCTCATCAGCAGAGCTTTGAAAACGATCCACATTAATAGATACACCACCAGGTAATTTGAACTCCCAAACACCAATGATATCAGCCAAATCTTGTTTACAAAAACAAACACATAATCTAAAGAAGTAATAATTGTTATATAAATCTTGGATTCTAACACGTTTCCATGCTTGTAATATTAAATCTGAACGACCTAAATTACCTAATATAACTAATTTATGACTGTTTTTATTGTAGTTATATGTCAATGGGGGATTTAAAAATTGATCAAATGTATCTACTTCATATAAACTCATAGTAACATCAGATAAAGTAAAACCAGTACCACCTGTTAATCCTAATCCACCACCTACTATGCCTGCTCCACCGAACATAGAATAACTGGACATTAACATTCGTTCAATACTAAAATCACCCATGGCGCCGTATCTTAAATCTTGTTGTAATTTATGGCAACCAAATACTCCAACGATTTGTGGTGGCAATTGAAATGTTCTATTTAATCTATCGCATTTGCAAATGTCAGCATAACGAATAAGGTAATATCTTTCTTCCACTGCTTCATTCACATTCTCCCAAAACCATTGAGCTGCTTGAAATATTTTCTCCGGGATTCTATCCATTGGAACTGGGAAGGGTATAGCACATGATTTTTTAATCTCATTTGCTACGCGATTGATAAATATGGAATCAATCTCATCCTCTAATTCAGGAGTCCAATCTATATTGTCTCTCATATGTATTCAATAGTATATATTCACAATAATAATGACTAAAAAATGCATGTTTTTCTGATATATTTATATGACTAAAAAAGATAAAAATGAATACTACACTCTTAATAGACGGGAATTGGTTGTTACAATCACGTGTATTTGTATTACAAGATAAATTCAAGAAAACAAATCCACAATCAGTAAAGGATCATGCATCAAATATGCTATTAGAGATATTGAGCAGATCAGTATCTGGAATCCTCTATAAAATACCTGAAATATCTAACATCGTATTGATTGGAGATGGTGGTAGTTGGAGAAAAGAATTGCCCATTCCAGATCAATTAAAAGATTCAACATATAAAGGAAATAGAACAAAGGAAAGTGAAACAGATTGGGGTGCAATATTCAATGCATTTTCAAAGTGGCAGGATATAGCCAAAGAAAAAGGTGTAACAGTTTCTCATGGTTATGGTATAGAAGGAGATGATTGGATATGGTACTGGTCACGCAAATTAAATTCTCAAGGAATAAATACTATCATATGGAGCTCAGATTGTGACTTAAAGCAATTGGTTCAATTAGATGGTACTGCATTTACTGCATGGTATAATGATAAAGTTGGTTTAGTTTTACCTGAACAATCAAAAGAACCAGATGATATCATGGAAGTATTTATGTCTCCAGTACAAGTGAGTGGTGAGCTTAAAAAGATCGAACAACGAATTAGAAAACATATATATATTAACCCGGATTCAATTGTAATGGAAAAGATCATACAAGGAGATAGTGGGGATAATATTAAATCAGTTGCAAGAGTTCCGAAGAATAATAGAATGTATAAAGTTAGCCCAAAGGATTATGAATCTGTTATTTCGAAACTGGGAAATCCAGGTGATATGAAAGAATTTATATCATTATTCAACAAAATTCCAAGTGCAATAAGGACTATTAAGAAATTCAATGACTATAATCCATCTAAAATCAGTGAAATGTTAGAATATAATCTGAAATTAGTATGGTTAAATGAGAACGTTATACCAGAAACTGTTATTACAAAAATGGCTGAATCTGAATATAAGAAATTTGATGTAAAAAGTCTAAAAGATAATTTTAGAATACTATGTGAAACGCCAGATGAAATAAGTAATATAGAAAACGATTTGCCATTTTAGAGCAAAAGAAAAGGGAGATGTAATTATCTCCCTCTTTTTATATCTTTGGTATATTCATATTTACCGATCCAAATGATGGTGTTTTTGGCATCATTTTACTTGGATTTTTATATTGATCAATATTATATTGTTTCATTTCTTTTTCTTGCGAATCGTTTTGTTCTTTCACTTGATTTTGTATTTCTCCTAACCATATTTCGTACTCCCAATACGCCATACTATCTACCTCGGAGGGCTGTATATGCATTTCTTTTGCGAGTGTTGCTTTTATCCTGATCAATTGAACTACATCAATATGAAATAACATCACTATTATATGCTCAATATACGATCCATTGATCCTGAGAGGAGGAAAATCCTCCCCTTGTGACAGATCAATGTTTTCAACGATGTTATGAATATCTTTATCTTGAACCAAACTTTTTAATCTTAGTCTCAGTGCGGAACAATGACTTAACGCCGTTTGGAAACTTGACATTAGAGTGCGCCTCCTGACCACACACTGGACATGTTGCTCTTAGTGTTTCTGACGGATTTACGCTCAAATTACGAATAACACTATCCATAAAGTCAAACATATCCACATCCCATGACTTATATTCTCTATAAATGCGTTCAATTTGGTTGTTTAATGCATCTTCCTTTGCTGGTTTAGGCATAAGCCAAACGAGGAATTTAACAAATGTCTCATCCACTTTTTGTTTTGCTCTAACTTTCGCGGTGGCCCATTCAATAATTGCATCGTCCTTACCAACTTTTGGAGTATATAGTTTAATAGGATCGTGATTAACACCATATTCTGATGGATCAATCTCCCATTCTAAACCATTCCAATACTTATCGATTAGCTCTTCATCTGGCATGTCAAAGAATAGAGAATTAGCATTTAATGTATAAGTTAAATTTGCATCGCACTCCGAACAAACATCTTCAAATTCTACTTTTGATTCACCCTTGGTAAATGTTACTTCACGAACCTTTAATATAAACCAAAATCTATCCCATGTATTGATTTGCTTCCACCCTGCAGGAACAGCACTATGTGTATCAATCTTTACAGATGTTCTGAGAATCTCGTTTAATACATTCAATGTTTGACGAGGGTCTTCCTCATCAATTGCAGTCCAATTCTTAATTGCAGCAACTGTTGCTGGTTTTACATAGAAATCCCATGACTCTGGATAAAATATTGATCTTCCTCCAAGTTCAGTACGATCTACGGGTACCCAACCATCTGATATTTCTACAGCATGAGCTTCTGCTCTCATCATTCTGTCTTGTTTAATACGATTCTGGAATGCTTCCATTGAATCTTTTTCCTCGTCTGATAATGCTTCTCTACCAGTTATAATTTGTTCAGCATGTTCAAGCTTACCTAATCCAGTATTCTCCTCAGTTGATCCGGCATTACCAATTTGTTTAGCCATTTCTTCTTCAAATCTTTCGTGTTTCTTATTCATAACTTTCTTTGAAATTTCATCTATATAATAAAAAAAGAGGACCTATTAGTCCTCTTTCAAATTATCTAACTCTTACGTATTGTTTGTCATATGGTACTGGATATAACACTCCATCTTTACCCCAATAAACAACAAATTCATCTGGAATCTCATCATATTCATCATAGAAAATATCTTCCCAATCATCTTCTTCAAATGAACAATCCATTGCATCTTTATTTCGTGTTGCCTCCATCCACTGCTTAATATCGTCTGCAGTTGAATCGGACCAGCTTGTGAATATATGGTTGATTGCAAGTGCTGGTCTGCCATTCACAACAACATCAATTACCTCTTTGCCACCTTTCTTAAGAGGTGCATCTCTAAATATATCCTCTAATTCATTTTCGCGTATTTTGAGGCTTTCATTTATTGATTGTGTTAAACTTTTCATGTTTATATATATGTTTTTAATATAATAGTAAATTATACAATTTTAACTTTTTCTATCTCATCTGTTAATATATGTGATTGAGATGGATGAACTATATAACCCAAACGACCAATTGTATCTCTGTTTAATAGCATATTAGTAGTTTTATTGTCTCGATGTTTTACTAATGCTATATGTACATTTGTCACTTTTCTCTGACCCACTTTGATCATTGGTAGAACAATTACGGGGCGCTCGTATACTTTATCTCCGGCAATTGCATTCATGGTTTTAACCTTCTTAAAAGTGAATTTTTTACCATCTACTGAAAATGTAATATTGTCACCATCGGCTTCATATTCACCAATCTCTAATGTACTTGCAGTAGTAGAATTACCTGTATCTAACTTCGCAAGGAATGTTTTAGTAGTATCATCATCAAATTGAACATCTACAGATTCGATATATCCAGCATTCTTATCTTGTAGCATAAATTCCGATGGATCATTTAACTCATTTAAGAGAATATTTATGAAGTTATGACCCAATACTTCTGATATACCATCTGTACCAGGGGATGCGTTTATTTCTAATACAACATCCTTAAATCCATCAACATTCTTTCCTTTTAGTGGCATAATATCCACCGCACACCAAGGTAAATGCGATAATTTCGCGGTTTTAAGCGCTATATCCTCTTGTTCTGGAGTTAGTTTGACTTTGATCGCCTGAGCACCTAAACTCACGTTAGATCGAAAATCTCCACCTAATTGTTGGCGCTTCATAGCACCTAAAATAATTTGCCTATCTCTTAATGTGAGAACGTGTACGCGAATATCTCCTCCATCTCCATCTTCTTTTCGTTGTATAATGAGGTTTTGATCTGGATTAATAGCAAAAATAGTTTGTAATATAGCAGTTAATTTCTTACAATCACATGTAAATACACCTGTACCACCATGTCCATCAAGAATCTTTACAACCACATCTAACTCTTTATTTTTATCTACATCTTTTGGATCATACTCATCGTACAAACGTTTCATGCTCTCCGTATATTCCTTTTCGTCATACAATACATGTTCATTCATATCACAGAAGCGAGGTTGTGGTATATCGCCTTTCTCAAATAAGTATGCAGATGCTAATTTATTAGATGCTAATTCACTATAACGGATAGGATTAAGAACGAGGAATCCCCTATCTTGTAATAATTTAACCGCTTCTTCGCATCCATCTTCACCCTGCACTCCCAATCGAGAGAAAATCAATGTATCTATATTAGATTGATCTGTAATCTTAAACTCACTATCATTATCTGAAATGATTAGCGTGTGTCCATTATCTACACTATCTGTTTTTGCAGCAATGAATGTATGTAGCTCGGGACGTTCATCTTTGGGTAATGCTTTGATTGCATCTTCAATGTTCTTTAATGTTTTGTTTTTACTTGAATCTTTGCTATTAGTAAAAACGATAATATGTTTGAAAATACAATGTACTTTTTGTTTAGGATTAGAGTATTTTGGTTCTTCTTCAGTCTCATTTACAGAATTATTCTTTTTCAAAAATTCATATAAAGTACTTTCAAGTAAGTCTCCAACTGAAGTAAATTTGCTATAATCAATTTCGTTGATATTCATGTTTGGTAAATTTATATCCAAATAATAAAAAAAGGAGAACCGAAGTCCTCCTTTTATAATGTTATGCTAAAACTGTTTTTCCTGCAATTTTAAAGTTTTCAAAAGCATCACCATATTTGTCCACAAGGATATCAAATCCTTCCTCCCAATCATGGTTCTTTAATAGTTCATCAAGAGTCATACCCCAAGAAGCTGCAAATTTTTCAAATGCTGGAACCCAGAATGATTTGTAAGTTTCTGGTTCTTGTTCTTCTTGTGCCTTTCTATTGGTGTTAATATAGAACATATTTGGCCAATATGGCTTTTTCAAATCATGTGCACCGAACATTACGTGTTGTATAATATCTAATGAATATGATGCCAATTGTTCTGAATTAGCTGCAACCAACGCCTTTGCCCAGTTAGTAAATTCCTTAGATGTTGGAAGTTTATCTGAGTGTGCAGATACGATCAATTGTGCGAATGGTAGAGCTACTTTTTGAAGGTCGGTTGCCTTAATCTTTGGCATAGTACCCTTGCTCCAAACACCCTTAACCGCAGCATCAAAATCACCAATTCGAGAAACTGTATCCAAGAACGCCATGAAACCATCCACTGCAGTAGAAGGAAGTACACCATTTAATGTTCTACCAATAATTCTACGAGGAATATCAAAGATAGTAAATCCTTCCAAGTTACCTGTATCAGCATAACGAGCTAATTTACGCATCGCATTGGTCCAAGCACGAGGAGTACACATCACAGCTGCTGGATTATCATTATCACCAGATTCATTTGGATCCCAATAGAAATATTTAGCACCTGACATATTTTCAGATTCAGGCATATTCAACCAAGATAGAAGTAATGGCGACATATAATTCTGTGTTTTAGCCCAATCAGTCCATGATTTTGCTGTTGGCTCATAATATAACACATTGAATCGGTTTAGCAACGCATTACCAAGAGTTGTTTGTCCTGATAATTCATCCTCGGGTCTGTTAGATGCTGCAATAATTACCCAGCCAGATCCTACTTGATATCCGTTAAAGATCTTTTCATTGATTAGAGGTAATACCACGTTAAGTACCTGTGGGGTAGCACGAGATAACTCATCAATAAATAACAAACCTCTACCACATGCTGCATCTGCTTGAGCATCGATTTCTTTATTTCCGGTTGGTTTAAATACAGGCAACCATGTCTTTGGAACGTCATCTGCTTTTTCTTGCCCATCAACCATTACATATTTAGGTAGAGTAAAGTTATCAGGTGTTTCATTTGAAAGAGTTTTACAGATCAATTCTGCGCCTTTCATTTCGGGATATGAATCCAATACTGAGCGAAGGATAGCTGTTTTACCAATACCTGGTGCACCAAAGATAAGTAGTGGAGCATCTTGAGGATGTTTAAGAGCCATTAGAATTTCATCGCGCAATTCATCACTATCTACTACATTGTATCTTGCTTCTGGGTCATCTGTATGCATTTTTACTTCATTAATAGGAGTAAATCCTTCGAGATATTTCTCTATATAATCCCACGCTTCTGTTTCAGATGACTCCTTAATTAGTGAATCCCAATACTTTATAGAGTTTCCACTACCATACAATTTTTCAGCAGCACTTGGCTTTGTGTTATTACCTGTAACTTTCTTTGTTTCGTTAGATGAAATAACACAGGTCTTGCTACGATCTATATCTCCATCTCTATATGCTTGAGATGTAGTTCCTGGAGTAATAGATGGATATAATTCACCATCAGAATTTCGTGCGATCCAATAGCATGAATTTTTAACCTTTGTCCATAATCGTCCGAACGCAGAAATGACTTTATCGTACATTCCTTTGAATTTGTTCATAATAGAACTGGCAATACCTTCATTGAGTTTACTATTCATAAAATCACTGATAGGTAGAATGTCCTTGAGTTCTTCGTTTATTTTTCTCATTTTAAATTATTGTGTAATATGTAAATATAATAGTTTTAGTATGATTTTTTAGATAGAAAAGATTATTAAATCATGGAACAATTATATAGTTATTTTGAAGGATTGCTGGATAAATCTGGTAAAACGTCAACAAACTCATCAATAGAAGCTTACGCTCTTGATTATATTGAACAAAATATTAAAACTTGGTCTGCAAATTTACATATGACTTACACCATATCTAATAAAACAATTACATTTGTGAATGGTAGTGTGTGTAGTGATGATAATCTTAATAATCTTGTAAATGAATTTGGTATTAAGAAAGTAGTATTTCAAGGAAATTGGAGTATATATACTCGTGTGGATATTAATGATTTAAAATCATATGATTTACCGGTTGATATAGAATGTGATAAAGAATTATCAATAGGATTATCTCATATGACAAAAGGAATATCCACGTTGGAGAATATGCGAATTAATGCTAAAAGGGTCAATATTAAAGGTAATGTAAGATTGCGTAAAACGCAAATTCAATCGGATACTACTCTGATTAGCCACCCAGTTCAAATTACTGGATGCAAAATCCAATCAAAACAAATAATATTGAAACTTTCAAAAGATAAAAAAGTAATGGAATTGGTTGGTTTAACAAAAGTATCATCTTTGATTGGTAGGGGGCTTATCAGGAGAGTGGATTGGGCTGAACGAAACCCTGAGAGAATTGAAGTAATAAAAGGCATTGATCCATCAGTAGCACTTAGATTAGATAAGTATAATATGGATAATATAGCTATAAAAAATATACATAATCGCGAAAGTAAAGAGGTGTTGGTATTTACTAAAACACCAAAATCATTTACATTAAAATATCCGGATATATACGAGATGAAAAACGGCTGGTATGCAGTATGGTTAGAAGATTTAAAACAATTTAAAGTATGAAGCAATTAAGTACATATTTTGAGGGGCTACTAAACAAATCCGGAAAATTATCAACTGATTCATCAGTAGCTGTTGCTTGCGGGGAGTATATTGAGAATAATATTAAAACATTTGCATCAAACGATCAATTAACATATTCTGTTCATGGTACAACAATTTTAATGAACGGTAATAAGGAAATTAATTACAATATAACAAGCACTCATATAGTTGATTTAGTAAGTAATGGGATTAAAAAATTCATACTCAGCGGATATTGGACTATATTCATAGATAGTAAACTCAATTTACCCATTTCTATAGAATGCGATCAAGTACTAACAATAAGAAATGGGACTTTTATGAAAAGCTCCCAAACAATAAAGAATATTAGTATTAAAGCTGATAGAATTAATATTAAAAAACCTATTAAACTCAACAAATCAAATATCCAAGCACGTATATTAAACCCATATAATATATCAGATATAAGATCAAGTAACATTGAAGTGGACACTATATTACTTGAACTTTCTCAAGATAAGGATTTACTTAATTTGATTGTCTATACATATGTGGCTGGAATCTTTTCCGATAGTATAACACATGTGAACTGGTATAAACGAGAGCCTCATAGGGTTGAAGAGATACGAGGTATTAATCCAGCAAAGGTATTCGGAATTGATAAATATAGTGTCAAAAACATAGTGGTGGATAATTCAAAACCATATGGAAATAGGGATGTATTAGTATTCACAAAAGATGTGGGTTCACTAACTTTAAGGTACCCAGAAACATATGAAATGGCTGGTGGATACCGTGCTGTTTGGGTGGATGATTTAAAACAGTTTATATAATGAAAGATTTAAATATATATCTCGAAGGATTACTAAATAAATCTGACAAGAAATCAACTGATTCTGGAAGATTAGTTGCAATTGGGGAATATATAGAAACATATATTAAGCAATGGTCAGTAAATACTCATATAACATATTCTGTTTCTGATAAAACTATTTCACTGGAATGTCATAGAGATGCACCTATTGTGATAAGAAGTGAATATCTCAAAGAATTAATAACCGATTATGGTATTAAGAAATTAATAGTCAAAGGAGATGTTGTTATAAATTTGAGTGACAATTTTTACCAATCAATCACTATAGAATGTAACCAAAAAGTAACTATAAAAACAAATTTTTTAACAGATGGAACCAAGGAGATAGAAAATATTAATATTAAATCAAATAAAATTGATATTTCTGAATATATCGAATTTAAGAGATCAAATATTCAAACACATACATTGATTTTACATGATATACTATACTCAAAAGGATGTAATATATATGTAGATGATGTAATATTTTCATTTACATCAAATCATGAATTGAATAATTTAATCAATAGGACAGGCATATCACACATAGAGGATTCCAAAAATGTAAATCATGATGAAATTGAGAAAATAAAAAGTATTGATCCTGAAAAAATATTCAAGCTTAAAAAATATAACATGCGAAATATAGTACTGAACAATATGGAATTATATGAGGATGGACATATGTTAGTATTTACTAAGAATCCAGGTTCAATAAAATTAAAGTGTTCTAATATATACGAATTGGTAAATAAGTGGTATGCTGTTTGGGTGAAAAATATAAAACAATTTGAATTATGAAACAATTAAGTACATATTTTGAGGGATTACTCTCAAAAACAGATAAATTATCCACGGGATCGTCTAATATAGATAGGTGTAATAAGTTTATTGAAGATAATATTAAGGTCAAGAGTTATGTTCCTTTTACATATTCTGTTTCCAATAAAATCGTTCAATTTACGAGCACAAATGGTGATAATCATCCTTTAAATACAATAAGCGCATATCATATTAGTGTGTTACATAGTGAATATGGAATTGAAAAAGTGATATTAAATGGCAATTGGTCTATAAGAATAGATCATGTAGATTGCGATTTACCAGTTGAAATTGATTGTGATTCTTCTTTATATATCATAAAAAGCTATGATGGTTCAAGAAGAAGTAATGTTTTAAAAAATATCACAATTAAATCACCCACATTAAACATATCATATGAGGTTAAAATTGTCAAATCAATAATTAACTCAACGACATTGATCGCATATAAACCAGCAAGTTTTATTTCAAATAAAATTCAAGCTAAAAATGTGGTATTTAAATTTAGTCCAACAAATAAAAATTTGTGGCAAATTATTTTAAAAACACAAGTACCTGCCAGAACTACATCATACAGTATAGTCAAAGCAAATTGGTCATTGAGAAATCCTGATAGAATTAAAGAAATTTTACATATTAATCCTCAAGAAGTATTCGGGCTTAAGAAATGCAATGTAAATAATATTGCAATACATGTTATATCTACAGGTGAAGAGGAAAATCTTTTATTTACAAAAAACCCCAAAGCCTTTAAATCATCACATAGCGAACAATATGTTATGGCTGGTGGATGGCATGCGTTGTGGGTAGAAGATTTAAAACAAATAGGAGCATGAAACAATTAAACACATATCTTGAAGGTTTATTGAGTAATACAAATAAAAATTCCACAAGATCAGCATTTACAGATCAAATCAGTGAATATGTAAATCGTTGCTTTCAAAGATACCCAACTACTCGTCATATAACTTGTGAAGTATCAAGTAAAACTGTTACCATTATAAACAATAAAAACACATCAAACATATGTTGGGGTAAAATGGTTAGTGATCTGATAAATAAATATAATATTAAAAAGATAATATTACAAGGAAATTGGGATTTATATGTAGATTCAGGAATTAGTGATTTTCCGATTGATTTAGAGTGTGATGATCATCTTGTTATAGGCTCATCGTTTACAGAGAAAAATTCATCTACGATAAATAACATGAATATTAAGGTTAAACATCTTTATATCACACAGAAAATAAAATTAAATAACTCACAAATACAATCGGATGATGTTATCGAGATTCGTAGGCCAGCTCAAATTGCAAAATGCAAGACACAAGCCGAACGAATAGTAATGAATACTTCTGGGATTAAATCAGTATTAAATTCATTAATTAAAACAAAAGTTCCATTCGTAAAAAGTGATAATACCATTCACAGAAAAGATTGGAGTATTAAAGAACCCAATAGAATCAAAGAAATAAAAGGTATTGATCCTATTAAAGAGCTCGGATTTAAAGATCTAAATACTGAGAATATAATTACTGGAAATATATATTCCGATATCGATACATTAGTATTTACAAAGAATCCTAAATCATTTACACCGGAATATCCAGATATATACGAGATGAAAAATGGTTGGCATGCCATGTGGTTGGATTCGAAAGATATTAGAAAACAATTTGGATTATGAAACAACTAAACACGTATCTTGAAGGATTACTTTCAAAAACAGATAAAACATCTACATCAAGCGCATCAGATGATATGTTAGATGGTAAATTAAGTGAACTAAATAATTTATATTCAACTAAAATAGTCGCTCCACCCCGTATACATAATACAGATAAATCCGTATTATTCGAGGTTAGATCTGGAAAATTATTTGTAACATGTAAACATAAACAATATATGTATCTCAATGGCGAGGCTTTGGCAGAATTAACTAAATATATTGCAAAAGAATTAGATTTTAGAGAGATTATATTTGACATTGATGAAGTTGAAATTATATGTGAATATACTTATCATTTTGCTGATGGAATAAATATGAGATTTGATCGTGTTAATATAGAAAATATTAGTTCTAATAACATGCCCGCATACATGCAAAGGATAAATATATCTTGTAATGAATTGCATATTGGTGATAAAATAGTACTAAATGAGTTTGATATAGATGCTCCAAATATTTTTGCAGAAACAAATGAAATACCGATAAATAGATACAATCATTCGAGATTGAAGAATAAAAATCTCATTTTCTTAACTGCTGATTATTATGCGATAGGTAATCGATTAAAGAGGGTTAATTTAATAGATGTAAATAACGGTGGATATATCAAATATAAATCACTAACTCAATCCGATAGGGATCGTTTAGAAACTATTAATCCATTCCACTTGTTTAGTATTAGTGATTATTTTAAATCCGAAATATCACGAATAATTATAACTGGAGATGACTGGGTGCGCGGTGAAGCTTTGGTATTCACCAAGAAACTTAAAAAATATACACCACTTAAAGTAGATGGTAAAGTACTTACATCAGAAGAATCAGTTATAGAAATGGCAGATGGTTGGTATGCTATATGGACTAAATTTGGTAAAGCTTTATTAAAATAATTTGAGTTATGAAACAATTAAATACATACTTTGAAGGCTTATTAAATAAATCCGACAAAACAGATACAAACTCATCAATAGAAGCTTATGCTATTGATTATATTGAGGAAGATATTAAAACTTGGTCTGCAAATTTATCCATGACTTATACCATATCCAATAAAACAATTACATTTGCAAATGGTAGTACATTTAGCGATGATAATCTTAATAAACTTGTGAATGAATTCGGTTTTAAGAAAATAATATTTCAAGGGAATTGGTGTATACGTACCAATGGACGTAAAAATATTTATGATTTACCAGTTACTATAGAATGTAATAAAAATTTAGATATTGGATTATCTTATATAACAAAAGAAGAGGGTGTATTTGAGAACATGCATATCAAAGCTAAATGTGTCAATATTAATGGTAAGGTAAAATTACGTAAATCACAAATTTGGACTGATTCTGTCCAAGTTAATTATCCAGATCAAATCACGGGATGTGAAATTCAATCCAAACAAATAGTATTAAGGCTTTCGAAAGATAAACGCACAATAAGCTTGGTTGGTAAAACAATGGTACCAACTTTAACAAGTTCAAAATTCACCAAACTAATGGATAATACGTTGTTGGATCAGGAAAAAGTTGAGATAATAAAAGATATTGATCCATCTATTGTACTCAAGTTTGATAAATATGGCATAGATGATATAATCATAAAATATACATCCGGTCGCAATAGTATAGTTGCATTGGTATTTACTAAAAAACCTGATTTATACATATCAAAATTTCCAAGTACATATGAAATGAAGAATGGTTGGTATGCAATATGGGTAGATTCAAATGATCCAAAAATAAAAATAAAGTCATGAAACAATTAAATACATATCTTGAGGGGTTATTGAGCAATTCAAATAAAACATTAACTACCACGGCTATTGCTATTGGAGAATATATTGAAAAAGAAATTAGCCCTAAAAGTCCAAAGGATAGCAATTTAACATATTCATTTTCCAATAAAACACTCACATTAACTAATAATTCAAAGTATTCATATGCTCTAATATATGACTATAATGTTGGAGCATTCATAGATGAATATAATGTTGAAAAGTTAATACTCAATGGAAGTTGGGAAGTAAAATTGATAAGTTATCAAGAATGGAAATACTCTATCAAAATTGAAAGCGATCGAATTGTAAGATTTATAGGGGGTTCCAGCTCCGGTGGCTCGCGAGATTATATAAATAATCTTAATATAAAATCAAATATAGTAGATCTTGATGTTAATCTCGGTTTATATAAACCCAATATTAAAACACAAGTATTAATCATAAAGAATCTATTGAGACCATTACTAAAAGATCTCAACACAAATACCCTTATATATAGAGGTCTTGCGGATGTTGCTTTGTCAAGTATTATTAATGGTATACAAATACCTGTAAAATATACTTCTGGTTCTATACAACGAGCAGTAACTAAAAGTCGAACTCGAATTGAAAAAATAAAAGACACCGACCCAGAGGAAGTATTTTGGATACGTGAATATCATGTTAAAAATATTATCGTACAAAACGAACCAGGAAGTGGTAAAAAGTATATTTTATTGTTCACGAAAACACCCAAATCATACAAATCGAAATATCCGGAGGTATATGAAATGAAAAATGGTTGGTATGCGATGTGGTTAGAAGATTTAGAACAATTTGGATTATGAAAAAATTAAATACATACCTGGAAAGTTTATTAAATAAATCAGATAAAACATCAGCAAGTTCTACACATGATGCACTGTGTAGTGATTACATATATTCATGTCTCAAAGGGTGTATGAGTACCATAAAATGCGAAGTATTAAATAAAGTGGTTAAATTTATATATAATGGGAGCGCCAGTGGCTGGATTGATATTGAATTAATTGATAGTATAGTAAGTAAATTTAATATTAAAAAGGTAATGTTTGATGGAAGTTGGTTGTTATATTTAAATGAAGATGCTTACGAAATACCAGTTGATATAGAGTGTAATAGCAGGATTCATATGTGCCGCAATTTCAACTCCAGGAAACCAATAATAGTAAAGAATATAAATATTAAGGCTGAGTATATTGTGATTGATAATAAAATAGAATTAAGCAACTCTCAATTTCGATCAAAAATGGTTGAGATTGAAAATCAAAAATCGATTATAAATTGCAAAATTCAAGCCGAATATATAGTATTGAGTCTTACGAGTCTTAAATCAGTTAAGAACTCTGTAAATAATACAAAAGTACCAAATATGGAAGATTTAAAGGTATTTAATAGAGTAGATTGGTTTACCGAGGATCCAGAAAGAGTGCGTGAAATCAAAAATATTAATCCATCTGTTGTACTTGGATTTAATAAACATAATGTGGACAATATACTTGTGGAGAAGAATCGTTATAATGGTATGGCGAGTAGCTATGACGTATTAACATTTACAAAGAATCCTAAATCATTTACACCGGAATATCCAGATATATACGAGATGAAAAATGGTTGGCATGCCATGTGGTTAGATCATTTATGGTTAATTAATTTAAAACATGCAATATCATGAAAGGGTTAAATATAAAAAAGAGAGGTTTTCAGCCTCTCTTTTATTGTTTTATTCTGCTCGTGTTTCTTTCCACCAATCAGATACTAATTTAACACTTAATGTTACTGCTTCTCCAGAGTCATAATCTAACTCATTTAAACCAGTGATATCACCATTGATCATAACATCTTTGAAAATTACCTCCCAGTAAATATCTCCACGGCGATTCGCAACAGAAATATTCAACCAATCTGCACAATATTCACGTTTTAGTGAACGCGCACCTGTATTAATATCATATCCCAATGATACCCAGTGACGGAAAAGATTGTAGATATAATTATCAATATCATTACGAAGGTTAAGAGTAAATTCCATTTCCAATTCTGCGTGGGTGGAATCCAATTTAGATGATACATATGATCTGTCAGTACCCATGAATTTTTGTTGTTGAACTGATGGAGCACGTCCAAGTGTATCTAATCCTGATATTTTAAGCAAGTGTTCAGTTAAGAGAAATTCATCTTTACCAAACTTTTCACGAAGTGCTTCAGGAACAGTGAATTTCACTTCGAAAATATTTTTGTGAACAGGGTCGAACTTATTGCGTCCTGCCACTGAATTTTGAATATGTGGTAATGCCATTACTGAAATATATATTTTTATGTTCTAATTATAATAAACGAATAGTATCCTCTGTAAGTATCTTGAATTTAATGCCTTTTGATTCACAAAAAATCATGGCTGCTCGCCATTTATAATTGTTTTTAATCCATTCATTCATCAACCATGAATTTTCATTAATAGGTTTAGTAGTTTGATGTTTTGGTTTAATCTCTACTAACCATTTTTCTCCATTTGACATTTCTACATAGAAATCTGGATTATAAGTATGATTTGATCCTTTGATTTTATAAGGTATTTGAATGACTTCTGATCCCCACCGCTCTACGTTTGGGTTATTTTCACACCATATTATAAACTTTTTTTCATATGAACTACGATATATAATGGGATGAGATGGATCAATATACTTTTTACAAGAGCGAGGATCGAGATACCCCTGAGAGTACCTCGATTTTTTATTAGGTTTTAAGTTTTTAATGTTCATTTATTTCTTTTTCGCACCTTCACTATTTTTCTCTTTTGTGTCTTCGGTTTTTTCTTTTGTATGGAATCCTTGAGCCATTTCCATAGCAGGTTCGAGAATAGCATATGCATCTGCACTACCAAACGCTTCTATTAACTCTTCCTTTGGCATGATCATAGTTGCAAGTTTATCCGATTCATCTGCTAATTTAAGCTCTATTGCATTGGATTTTGAGCTCTTATTTTTAGCTGCTTCACTATTTTTACCAGGTGATGCATTTTCTCGAGATATATTACCACGTTCGGCTGCTTGACCTGTTTGTTTTTGATCAGATGTGCCTTTAGATTTCGTTGATTGTGCCTTTCGAGATTCTACTCCGTCCGCACCCCTCACTTGTTTTGAGTTAGCACTATTAGATTGTGAGCCCTTATAATTCTGTGCTGATGCATACATATCCAGTATAGCATTTGACATAGATAATGCAATTCGATCATCTCCTCGCATGTACATTTGCTCAATCTTCCATTTATCTTTGGGGCGACCCCTATCAAATGACATAGTGACTTTTAGATTAGTAGGAAAATCATCTAATCCTAATGGACCAGATTGTTCAATTTGTGTATTGGTTAAGATCATATTACCAACAGATACAATTGGGCGCTTAGGATTTCCAATAGTTATATGCCAAAAACCAACCGGTATATCTCTTAATAAAGATGGATATGCATATTTTTTAGGCCTACCCATGTTATTTAACAAACCACCAATCAACATACCACCAATCGAATTTAATGTATTTTTTAATGCATTTAATATACCACCTTGACTATTCAACCAATTCTGTGCACTTGTTTTGATAGTTTTTAAATCGGATATAAATGCATCCCAATAACCAGTTGCAGTGCCATGCGATTTGAATATATTAAGATTTCGATATGCTGCCATCTGAGGATATTGCGTTGGGTAATAACCACCTCCCCAGAATCCACCTTTAGTATAAGTAACAGATAAAATACTGGATAATAAATCCAACATAGCCTGCCTGGGATTGATACCATTATATGCCTTAAGTTCATATTCAAATACTAAATCAAACTTCCAATCAAATTGCAAACCATCTTGACCCCGTCTGTAAATAGATGTAACATTGTCGACCATTTCCGGATATAAATGATTTCTATCTCTATAACGAGCATCATTTGGGGAAGGGTATGGTCCATTTGCTAATCCAAACAAGCCACCAAACGGACTTAAAGTAGGAACACCTGCACCTGAGGCATAAGCGCGTCTGGTTTGAGGATTCATCATCGCCTCGATAGTATTTAGTGGGCCTCCATCTCCACCACCCAAATCAACTGGATCCTCCCATTGAGCCCTGTCCTCTTTGAATGACATTTTGTAAGAGTATTTCAGTATATTACTCATTTCATTTCCTGAAACACCCATCCACGTTACCATAGTTCCAATTGGAATAGAACCATTATACTTTCTATCTTTATTTGTTCGAACAGATCCCATACCCTGTGGCATTATACCATCTCCAACAGCACCTGCAAATCTTCGAACAGTTATAAGGTAGTTGTTTGGAACCACTCCCAAATGTTTGCAATACATAAAATCAGAATATTGATAACCACATCTTCCAAATACTTTCTTTTTAGATGCATTTACCAAATCTTGTACCGAACAAGCGCCCAGCTCTCTTAATTCTGCTCGAGTGGTGGGGGAATCCATTAAGGGTGCGTTGTGAAACTTTCTATATTCTGTTGCTTCATGTACCCTCTTTTTGATTTGCTCCCATTGTTTATTGCGAGATGCTCTTTTCATAGCTTTACCATTCCAACCATCAGGATCACTATCTCCTACACCATTTCCACCAGTTAATACAGCAGATTGTTTGGAGAAAATAGATCTAACACCAGGAGCACCAGCCATATCATTATTATTCGATGTTCCGGCAGGTAGTTCTTTACCATCTGCATCCCATGCCATATTTGTAACGTCATTCATAGTTGGGAAAATACCCATGTTCAAATATGTATTCAATGAGTTATATGCAGCAGATGAGTATAGTTGAGATCTGTTATATCTATCGCGAGATGTCATGGCATAAGTCGCAATAGATTCATTTTTGAATATTTTATTATTAAATCTCACAGATGTATAGTTTGTAAAAATAATCACAAATACAACTAAACTATTTTGTGCTTTTCAGTATATTATAACGTACACACTAACAAAATTATTACAATTATGGCAAATATCATTGACGAAATGATGGGATTTAATCCCTCAGACATGGGCGCATTTCAGGACAAATCTCCCAAATCAGACCCAAACATTTACAAGACAAATCCAAAAAACTCTAAAACAGATGATGGTGAATATCATTCAAAAATTCGCGTGCTATTGAACCCATTATCTCCAAAAGATTCAATCGTTTCTCGTTCAGAATACTGGTTAGAATCTATGGATGGTTCAAGAGGAGTTGTTTCTTCACTTTCAATTGGTGATAAGCAATGTCCCATATTTAAAGCATGGAAAGTTGGACATTTTAACGAGGAGAAAAAGGCGTTTTACGACTCATTGTTCAACAAAAATGAATCTCAATGGGTATTGGTTCAGATTTTAGAAGATGATAACCAACCCGAGTTAGTAGGTCAATTTAGAATGATGAAATTGGCGAAGGATATTTATGAAAAATTGTCTGCGAAGATGAATCCTTCAAGTGCCTCTGGTAAAACACCTTACCCAGTGATGGACTATGTAATTGGATTGACATTAGAAATGGATGTTAAACCAGGACCAGATGATCCCGCTCACCCAGAGAGAAAACAAAGAGAAATATCTTATTCAGTATGTGACTTTGGCGAATATGCCCCAATCATTAAAACAGATGGTGCCCAGTTATTTAGTGAAGATGAATTAGAACTAATTGATTCATATGTCACAGCTGCTAATGATTCTCAAAATGGAAAAACACAAAAGAAAAAAGACGAAGCAGCAAAGAAATTAGCTGAGATCAAACCACAAATCAGACCACTATACGAAAAGGCTATTAATTATGTTCGTGAGAATTTGAAGAAAGTCGATGGTTCTGAATTGGATTTGGTAAAAGAACGCGGATTCCAAGCGTGGGACGAAAATACAAGAACATTCGTAGAGAGATGGATCGAGATGGTTCATGCAGGAGTTAATCCAAAGACAACTACATACGATGCATTCTTGAAACAATCATCTAATACACAGGTAGTAAACGAAGTAATTCCAAATACTACTACAGCTGCACCTACTACTAACCAACCTACTAACCAAACGGGAGAAGATGACGATCTTCCTTTCTAATACACACACAATAAAAGGGATTCGTGAGAATCCCTTTTTTATTTAATTCTTGATAAATTATTTTCATTTTGCGTCCATATACTATATGGTTCATTATATCTTAAAGGCATCATATCAGGCATTTCATATGGATTATACAATTGTTCATCTTCCACATCAACATGCGCTCTATAATCCTCGAGGAATAATGTCCATTGTAATGTTTCTTTCACAAACTCCAATTGAACCGCTGACATTACTAAATCATCATGTCCATATAATGCACCATATCTTTTTTGAGGAGAGCTGGGACCTGATAAATCTCCAAAGTTTTTCAATTGCTGATGAGTAATATGACATGTATCTACTATTTTACCTGATTCCAAATCCTCTTTGAACAACTGACAATGTGGTGTTTTATTTCCAGGTGTTAGTTTTATACCTAATCGATATTTACCTACGTTACTTTCACCAGTATAATATTTAATGAAATTATCTCGAGCAAATGCTGGATAATCATTTTCAAGTGATATAGTATCTTTAACAAATAATTCTCCATATGTATTCCATTCAACTGATATTAAATATCTCGTGGGGTTACAATGCATAGAAACTAATTGCACAAATGATAGTGCTACTTCCTCACGAGAATGTTTATTATCCTTGAAAAAACCAATTTTTTCTAATTTACCATCTTCTATTAATCTCCAACAAGAGAATATATTATCATCTTGACCCAATCCTTCGGCTAAATCATTTGTAAATATTACAAACTCATTCTTAAGATTCATCGGATCAAAATCAGGTTTCCACCACCACGAATCAGATATATATACTCCCGGAATATCTTTATTTTCAAATTGCTCTACTATTTTCTCGTGTTTACTAATGAATTTTCGAGATAATAAAGTATTAGAAGTAATTATAAATTCCGTTCCAAATTGTTTATTAAATGCCTCTTCTCCTCCGAGGTTAGCGATTTGCTTTTTCTTCCATTTCTCATCGCGCTTAACCCATTCTTTCTTATCAGGATCCCATTCAGGTACTTGAAACCAATCCACTTTGTAAGGAAAATATTCACTATCCCGAGCAACTGCCGCCATATATAATTCAGAAAATAGATTATATCCATTTTGTGTAGATGTGATTCTGAATATAGCTCGTGATGCAGTAATAGTTGGAAATAGGTTGTTATAAAATGATTCGATTATATTAGGAGCAACGTGAGCTGCCTCATCCCATAAACACCAATGAATAGTATCTCCCAAGTTAGGAGTTTTGGTAGTTGCCTCTGCTTTTATTCTACAACCATTATCTAATACTATATCTGATTCATTCCATTTTACCACCCCCGGTTTCATCCAATATGGTAGTTCCTTGAATATATCTTTCGCTTTAGATAAGATTTCCACTGCAGTTTTTCTCTTATTACCTAATACTGCACCCGTTTTATCAAAATTAAAACATATAAAATGTAATAAATCAATAGCGGAAGTGATGGTGTTATGAGATAAGATCCTATTAGACCAGAATGTGTGGGAATCAGAGTCCACCGCAAGATCTATCATTTGGATAGATGGACCTACTTTGCAAACAGATATTACCTCATCCTCCCCAGTGTCTGTTAAAATTAGATCCCCTTTATTAAGATCAGATATCCTCGTGGCATCATAACAACCCTCGGCCACTTTCTTATAAACCAGGTGATGATCCGCTCCTTGTAGAGTGTGGTTGGTAGTTGCAATCGCCCAGAGGTCATATGCTTTTGTTACGTTGATAGAGGTAATGGGCTGCCAGCCTTCATAAGATAGTACTTCGCACCCGTATAAAGGAATGGTTTCCGTGAATTTAACATCATCTGGAATCATTTCACTCCATTTATCCAGTTGATGAATTATGTAGTATATTATTTTCTCAAGAATTTTCATCAATGAACTCTATGCATTTTTGAATTGTTTTCTCTGGATCATTTTTATAATCAAACTCCCAAATAACGAGGGTTGGATATCCTTTTGATTTAGCAAATTTAATTTTCTGTTTATCTCGCTTCCATATTTCAGAGGCAAATTTTTTATTAGTTTTGTTATAGTAATCGGGCCCATATATTTTCGGATTACAATGCCAGTAATCCCTGTTAAATTCAATAAATACTGAACCATTTACCCATAAGTCAAATGAATATGCACCCAAGGGTACCCCATATTCAAAGATCTTATACTCCCCTTTATTTATGATCTGATCAAATAATCCCTTTGATATTTTAGATTGTGTCTTATATACACCGGTATTATTGAATGCCTTATGAAGTGACTTTTGCCATTTTACCTGTCTTTCTTCAAATATTTTTGGTCCCTCCACTTCACCATACTTTTTGATGCATTTTTCAAGAGTGAACGCTTTCGATTTTTGAACCTCAGATACTTTTTTGATAGCCTCTTCCTTAGTATATCCCTTCTCTACCCAATGCTCCCAACATGTTGGTTGGAGTTTAGGGTCAGAGGTTATAGTTCGAATTTTTTTCTTGTGTGCTTCCCATAGTTTTATATGCTGATCATGGGATTTATTTGGGTATTTTTTCTCCCAGAACTCAATGCATAATGGGGAGCGCTGCTTTCGTTGTAATGGGGTAGTTTTTGAATAGTGGGCAGGATTATTCTCACCACTATTATTTGGACGATTTCCAAGTGCTTTCTCTATGGCATCGATCATCATCTTTTTACATTCCTCATGGGTAGCATTTGGATATCTGGTCTGCCAATATTCTATGCATTGGTAGTTATTTTTTCTCGCATGAGCGGTTATTGCTTCCTGACATTGTTTTTTACTCCACGTGGGGTTCAAATTCTTCCAGTATTCTATGTTGATGGGATTTGAAAGTTTTTTACGGGCCTTGCTCTCAGCCAGCATCTTTTTACACTCCTCAAGGGTAGCATTGGGATATTTGGTTTGCCAATATTCTATACATTGGTAGTTTGATCCGCGCCTAATCTTTTTAGCTTCCAGCCCACATCTCTCATCGTCCCATTCAGGATTCAACTTCTTCCAGTATTCTGCTTTTGTTTTTGCATTCGCCACAATAACTTATATAAATGATATTTTATTCTCCATTTCCATCCACTTGCATATAAATTGTATAGTTCAAAAAGTGGTATTTCAAATGTATTGTTCTCATTTATATAATATTCGCCCCATGTGTCATTCTTAAGAGTCGACAAGCTGATTTTTTTATTCTTAAGAAAAATTTCGTCCACAACTCGCACATTTACAACACTATATAGGGATAAACACTTCCCTGCTTGTCTACACGACAAAAGTATAGTCAATCGATGGTTATTGCATATATTCAAATATTCTTCTTGATAATCTCGGAGAGTAACATGTTGAATACCTTGTGGAGTCATTAGTTGTGCATATGTATTAGCAAAGTATAATTCATCAGCTGCACATTTCTTCCATTCTGCTATTTCTTCATCTGTTCGCTCATATACTAAATTCGGTTTGAGGAGTTTGACCTCATTACCATCGTGAAAGGGGTTTGCTTTTAACCTTTTACCCTTTTCTAATGCTTCTCTGGCGGTATAAATTATTTCAGTTGTCCATATAACTCTCTGTGAGGCCTGATCCCCAGTCTCCTCTTTTATAGGATTAAACTTATTCTTTCTTACCATTATTATTTCCGTATAAACAAATAATCATTATATGAAAAAGCATACACATGAAGTATTATTCCTTTTAGGCTTTCCACCTGCAGGAGTAAAAGTAGATGACGATTTTAAGGAATTAGCAAAGAAACATATTGTATTTGCTACTGAATACGAAAAAGATGAACATGGTGAACTCGTTTATTATACAATGGGTGAAGATGGTCCAGTTAAAACATTAAACGATGTTCCAGTAACATCTAATACACCAGGAGCATTCTTAAAACCTGTTAATGGTTGGGTGAGAATGCGAGTTGAATTTGAAAAGTAATTATAACAAGGATGGTTTTTAATATACCATCCTTTTTTTGTGTACACATTTTAATGCGCTATAACAAGAGATCTCATCTCGACCTTAATAACTACAAGGAACATATATTTGATCGCTTTAGAGCGAAAATAAACTACCTTAAATCAAACTTTTCATGTTATATACGCTAAACTTTTCCGGTTGTAGAGTGATATATAATCATAAAAACAAAATAAAAAAGACAAAAATATGAGCGGAATAAGTGGACATATGATGCATCCTCATGAGGATTTGAATTTGAGTAGACATGATTACAAAGAATTGATCCAAAGAATTAGCATGGGAGTAACTGGAACTGAAAAAGTAGATGGTTTTGGATTGCAAGTATGTGTGATTGGTAAAGAAGTGAGATTAGTTCGTTCAAAAACTGATTTAATGAATCAAGGAGTTGCATATAACGATATTGATCAACGAATGGTGCATAATCCAAATGCAGCTAAATTATATAAAACAGCAGTATTTGAAATTCAAAGAGTATTTAGTAATTTAACTAATATACCTCAATGGCCAAGCACTATTAACTGCGAAGTTATTACTAATGGTATTACAAATGTAATCGAGTATAATAGAGGTTTCAAAGTATATATACATAACGTTTGGAACAGAAAAAATGTAAATTCAGATCATTATATAACTAATGAATTTGTAAAATCAGTAGAAAAAGTTCATGATTCTGTGGTTCAATCTACTCCACAAATTACTACAAAAGAATTACCAAATTATGAGTACGTGATGTTATTAAATATGTTTGATGCTGCGTGGCCTGCTCATTTGGAAAATGTAAGAGATGTCTATGTGTATGAAATTATGAATTGTTTTGGTTTACAAAAAGACCTTGCAACAGATTGTATAAACTATATTTTCAAATGTGGTGATAAAAATCTTCGCGAATTGAAAAGCAAATACGGAGAAGAGGCATTTAGTAAAGAGAGATTAAAACAAATTTATTCACTTGCAACATATTATTTAGATCGTTTAGATTTGTGTATTGGTGAAGTACTTATTTCTACTATTGATCCATCTGAAAAACGCGAAGATATTCAAAAGTATGTAAAATTGGCATTTGAGAAAGGTATAATATCTGAAAATGATTATGATAAACAAATGAGACGTTGGATGTTTACGGGTTATAAATATCATTCAATTGAAGGTATTGTAATAGATAGTAAATACAAATTCACAGGATCATTTGGACCATTAAATAAATTATTAGGTTATATCAAACGTAATAATTCGCTCCAACAAGAGATCTCAACTTGACCTTAATAACTCCAAGGGACACGTATTTGAATCGCATAGAGCGCAAATAAATAATGTTATATTAAATTTTTCAGGATAACATACAACAAAAGGATAGGCGTGAGCCCATCCTTTTTTCTATTTCTTATGTGCATTCTTATCTCCTAAATCAATTCGGAAAGTGGATGCATCTTTATATTGCAATTCCCATGAGGTATTTTTATCAATTACCCATACTAAATGCTGCATAGATCGAGGTAATCGTTTTTTCTGATCTAAATAACCATCAGTAAATACCATTACCAACTCAAAACATTGACCTCTAAAACGCTTATCATTTTTGAATAGATCCCAACACTTATCCAATTGGGTTCCACCACCACCTTTTAATTGTACTAATCCGCGTTCAATATCTCGTTTTAAACTCTTGACGTTATCCACACTAATAAAATCACGTGGTTCAGTATCGAAAGGTATAATTAGGATCTTTGTGGCCTTTTTCTGATTAGCAACGTGATATACTTCTTCCAAACATTCTTGCTTATATGAATCATCCATTGAACCAGATGTGTCTATAAATGCAACAATGGTAGATAATGCATCGTATTTATCCTTATCTGTTCGACCGATTCGATTTTGAGCAATGAGTAAGTTCTTATTAGCATATGCTTGGCGCTTATCTTCTTCACTTAAACATCTACCAACCACTTTTCTCAAAGTCTTTTTCCAGTCAGTAGTAGGTCTGTTTATTGATTTGATTTTACCAGCCCAATCAGTATATCCTTTATTAGTTCCGGGTTTTTGATTTTTTTGAATGTTATCAGCAGCTTTCATAGCTTCTTTCTCCCATTCCTTTTCATTTCCAGATTCGGATCCACCAGATTCTTCATAACCTTCTTTTTTGGCCATATTATCACCAGTTTTCTTATCGATCATACCACCTGCTTGTGATGGGGTATTATCTGTTCCTGGGTTTCCTGCACAATCCTCTGGAGATACTACTCCTTGATTTTTGCCTGGTGCTGTTTGATCGTCACGTGATTGTTGTCCTGATTGTCCACTGCCATTTTGTTTGGCATCTTGCTTTAATTTTGGTGGCATGGGTGCACTATCTCCTTTACTGCCAGATTGACCATTACCTACTTGACCACCATTTGCTAAATATTCTTTAAATGCCTTTATAGCATCATCATAACCCTGTTTATAGTCAGCTGAATTTTTATCTATTCGAGCTTCGTTATATAATATATTTCCAAATCTTTCCATTTATAGCTTTAATTTTCCTTCTTGATATGCTTTAACCGCAGCTTCCCAACCTGCTTTGTATTCATCTGATTTAGAAGCGTATTGATCTGATGATTTATTTTGACTTTGAGATTGTCCTTGACCATTTCCACCCTGCTGATTCTGATCCTGATTGGACATATTATCTTTTTTCGAATCTTTTATATCATCATAAATCGCTTCAAAAGACCATCCAACATATTTCTTATCATAGAATCCATTAGCACCTTCTGCTCCCATATTATTCCACACATCTGGTGGTAAAACTTCAGGTTCCATTTCGGTTAATGTTCCATTCACTTCATAATCTGCAGCAATGTTTGATTTGTAAGGATCGCGTTCGCGAATACGTCTTAAATGGTTCATCAAGCAATGCATAACCTCATGCATCATTACTGCAATTTTTTGATTGGCTGTGAGATGAGAAGTGAATTGTGGATTAACGAATAAATTAGTACCATCAGTTGCTTGAGTTTCTACTTGAAATGTGTATATTACTCTCAATCTGGTGATCAAACCACCAAAGTAAGGAAACAATCGTCTACATGCGGCTTCAGCCATGGCCTGATCGCGCAACAATTTTTGCATATCTATAATTTCACCATCTATACAGCGAATGGTATCATAATCTTCCCATTTCTTTTTCTCTTCAAAAGCTACTTCTGAAATGAGTTGAGTATTGATATCTCCATTACTTAGATCCTCGTGAAGATATCTATTAAATTCTTCTTGCGTTGTAAGTTTCAATAATTGGTCGCCTTTTGGAGCATCGTTCCTATAGAAATAGTTTTTGAGTTCTGTGAACTGTACGACTTTAGTACCTGTTGAACAAGAAGTTGCTAACATTGCAAAACCAACAATTGCCATAAAAATAGTTTTCCTCATATCTTATTCCTCATTAATAAATTAATAGGGACGCAAAATTACAATCTTTTTTC